AATTGAAATCGTTACTCGAGGCAAAGAAAGAGGACATTCAACGCGCCCGCAAAGGTGGGAATCCGTGGGAGATTGAGTTCCGCGCTAAACGTGCCGCATCCGCACTGATGACAACCAGCACAGTTCTGACCGGAGCGCAGGCTGTCAATAACGTGAACGTGTTTGAGGACATGGATATTACCGTTATCGAATATCCTAAAAACTTTATCCTTGATGGGATAAACTCCCGCCAGGTTGCAAAAGTACCTCAGACCGTTGCACGCAAAGAGCAACTTGCTGAATCTGATGGTCGTGTAGGTGCAACAAGTGAAGGCAATGCAAAACCGCTTACTGATAAACTGTTCACATGGAAATACGATACCCGCAAGAAATATGCTGGCCGTATCGAAATGACGGAAGAAGTTGAAATAGACTTCGATCAGTTGGTATTGCAGATTATCAGCATGTTTGAGGATGATGTACTTCGCGCCTATCAGAATGGCGTACTTGCTGACATCGTGGCATGGGCTGACACCTATGTATCAACCGGACTTGATGGAACAATCGCCAATCCTACCGTTCACACTGTAATCGGAGCTGGCCAGCTTCATATCCGGAATTTCAATTATGAGCCTGATGTGATCTTTATCAGCCCTACCGATGTTGCTAAAATGGTGTACACTCAGGACAACAACGGAAATCAGATGTTTATTCCTGAAGCCTTCCAGTTTGCAGGGCTTACTCCGTTTGTTACAAGCTCAATGACAGCTGGTAAAATCCTGATCGGGACAAAACGCACAGTAAAAGAGCAACACGGAAACCTTATCGTTCGCAAGGGCGTACACGGCGACCAGTTCATTGAGAATGAATCAACAATCGTTGGTGAAATCTTCTCGGTGCTTTCACTGCCGACACAGAGCCAAACTTCATGGCTGTATATGGATGTTCCTACTATTCAGGGATTACTCCAAAAAGTGTAAGTAATGGCAAAGAAAACTGAACCTAAAGTTACTACTCCCGAATTGTCGGGGGTGGTAACTGTTATCGGGTTGAAACTACCCTATATCATTGGTAAAGAATATCAGATGCAAGCCGAACACGCAAAAATCATTATTGAAAAACAATTAGTAAAAATAAAATAAACATGAAAAAGCTAATATTTATACTGCTTGCCTTCCTGGCCTTCGGGTTCGCACAGGCGCAAAACGGAAAGTCAATGACGTTCACACCGACAACGAATGATTCTATTGTCGGGGCTGCAACCAAATACTGTACTCTGGCATCAGCTATAACAGGAAAATGGACGGGCGCAATCGAGGTATATATAACGCCGTCGATAAGTTCCAGCGATTCTACTCATGTATGGGTTGAAGGTAGTCAGAACGGGACGCAGTGGTATCAATTAACAACGCAGCTTGGGACACCTTTGCTTTATACAGGAACATGGTACACTGCTTCAACTTATGCTTATAAGGCTCGAATGGGAACTGCCGCCGCTTCCTGGTTATGGCTTCCGACTTGGTATGTAGTACCGCCTTATCTTAGGGTAGCAGTCCAACACTTTAAGGCAGCAACAAGCGTTAAAATCACAAGAGCAACAATCTACTTAAAACGATAACTGATGTCATTGATTGACAGTACATATTTTCGCAATAGCATAAGTATTCCGGTAGGCACTTACTCGGACTTGATTCAATTTATAAATCAATATGAAAAAGAGGTGCTTATCGGATTGCTTGGTATTGATCTTTACACTGAAATGATGGCCGCTTATTTGGCGTCACAAGTCGATCCACCTACACCACTACCAACGAAATGGGCTAATCTTATCAACGGGGTTAACTACACGTACGGAGGCCAAACAATAAGGTGGAACGGCTTAATCAATTCAGATAAAATATCATTCATTGCTTATTATGTGTACTGTCAATATTTGAAATCAAAACAATACCCATACCAACAGACCGGAGCTGTTCAACCGAAAAACGAGAACAGTTATCCTGCTGATGGAATAGCAAATCATACGGCAGCATGGAATCAGTTTGTTTACTTTTATGAACAGTGCTACCAATACCTGACAACTGATACAACAGCTTATCCTATTGTTTCACCTTGTAGATTTGAACTAACTAACAACTTCGGGATATGACCTTTCCAAACATAGTTGACTTAATTGGTAACGTGGTTGCTTCATGCCGGGAACCCGGGGCTGAAGCACCATATTACTATTATGGTCATCCGTTGGAAATCGTCAATACCCTGATGGAAAAGGACTCATCCGATGCATGGAAGCTAAAGAAATACCCGGCTATATTCCTATTTCACGACTTTGAGGAAACCCGGGATAAATTCCAATCTGAAACAGAACTAAGGATAATAATCGTAACAGATACCCGCGCCGAATGGAAAGCTGCCGACCGTTATACCAATGTTTTCGTGCCTACTTTGATACCGTTGTACGATCGGTTTATTCTTGAACTTTCAAAGGCTGCAAATCTTACTTTCTCAGGAGAACACAAAATGAAAATATATCCCTTTTGGGGATCTGAAGCTAATGCAAATGTCGCTAATGACTGTGCCGATGCTATCGAGATAAGCGGTGCAAAGATTAAGACCTTCGCCGGGTGCGGTTTTGTTCAACCTGTTGTAGTTCCTTTTGATTATACTTTTGACTTTACACTCCAATAACATGGCAAAGATAACATACATAGATAAGAACAAAGACGGTGTTGGAGAGGAAACCATTTACCGCGATACCGATGCTAACGAGGTAAAGGCTTCAGTAAATGCGCTGTATGATGATAAGGTTGATAAATCAGCCGGCAAAAGTTTAGTTCTTGATACTGAAATAGCTAAAATTCATGCAGCCGGAAGCGATAACCAGGATTTATCAGGACTTGCGCCACTTGCTCCGGCAGCGGATTTAACATTCACTTTTCAGGCAAATAAAACGCTTGTATTCTCACAACCAACATACCGCGACGAATATCCGGCAATGGTTATCCCTGCAAGCGGGGCGGCTGCACCTGATGAGGTTGCACATACAATCGGTGGTGTACTAAGAACACTAAGAGGTTTTGACGGTGGAAACACTCAGGAAATATTATCCGGTTCATTTGAAATACCTCACGACTATATGATAGGGCAACCGATTGAAGTACACGTTCATTGGAGGCCAGCGACAACAGCAACAGGAACAGTGATTTGGTATTTCGATTACGAATATTCACCGCCAAACGCTGCACCCATTGCACAGGTAACTATGCAAGTTGAGGCAACACTTGGGGCTGACAGGCAATATTATCATTTGCTTAACTCTTTCGGTAATATGCCACAGCCATCCACTCCATTTGCAATAGGTGGTAAGATAGGGTTCAATATCAGAAGGACACCAGCAAATGATACCTTCTCAGGTGATGCACTTTTAGAACAAATATCGCTTCACGTTCCATGCGATACCGCCGGGAGCCGACAAATATACGTTAAGTAAATGTGTTACAACTGCGGAGAGAAAGAAAAGCTAATACATACAATCAATTCCCTTTGGAGTGTTGATAAGCAAAGATGGGCATTGATTCAAAATAAATCGGGGCGGCTGGAAGTGATACCCGAAAAATCATTGAACAAACTTCCAAAGGAAAACCAAATAATTTATAAACTAAACACTTAAACAAAATGGAAATCAATTCATGCGGTGCATTCTTGTCAGCCGGCCTTGGTGATTGCAACGGAAGGACACAGCCGATTATCGGTGTGATTATATCCGCTAAAAACACAACCTACACTTACGCAGAGCTGCAAACGATTGCAAAGACAAAAACTAATATCAGCCTCGCCGCTGGTATTGTATCTATTTACGTTCCTGTTTCTGGGTTCACCAACACCTCAGATGAGGCAAATGTTGAAACCTCAAACACAGGAGTAAAGGGCGTTTTCACTTACCCTGTACCATCAGCGCGGATCTTTTTAGATCGCTCTTTCGACGATTACCGCCAATTCTTCAGGATGAACAGCACAGTTGTTGAGGTTGAATTTATCACTTCCGATGCAAAACGCGGACTTATCCAACAGTCAAACGGCGTATACAAAGGTTTACGCGGTCAGATTTATGCCGGTGCAGCCTTCCCGAACTTCGAGAACAACCAGGAAGCACATCCGATTGACATTTTCTTCAAAGATGTTGCAGAGTTTCAGCAAATAGAATACATGAACATGTCATATACAGCTTCAGAAATTGAAGGTCTTGTGCCTGTTGGATTGACTTTACGTGCAACTGCCGCTTATGCAGTTCCAGCCGGAACAATCGCAGTAAAAGCAACAAAACGTAACTCAAATGTTGGTTATGCAGGACTTGACGTTTGGGATATCATTGATTCAAACGTTGATACTCCTACCGTTGTTGGCACAGCCGGAACAGATGGGAGTTATTCGCTGTTGATTCAGAAAGCCGGGCCTGCAGACCTTGTCGCCGGTGATTATGTCACCGTTCAGGGAAACAAAACAGTTGCAACTTATGCAACATACATCACGAATCCGCTTACTATTACAGGTTAGAACTGGGGTTGCTTGGTTGAGTTAAGGGGGAGTAGCTTGGGGAGAGGCGAAACCCCTTTTTAATATGTTTGCTGTAACAAGTTAAACTAAAAATATGAAAGCCGCAAAAAAAGAACTAAAAGTACAATTATTTAAAGGAACTGGTAACCCATTAAGAAGCTATAAAACGCAAAGAAACTGGAAATGTTTTTGCGGGTCAGGGAAGAAACAAAAGAACTGTTGCGGTGATAAACAAGTATTTCGATAAATGACAATTCACGAACTCAGGGTACGCAGTAATAAGTTTATCGAAAACATTCAATCATATATTGATGGCGCAATAGATGACAATCAAGATTTGCTTAATTTGAATCGTGAACAGTTATTGGAAGGCAAGAAATCAAGCGGTAAATTTATGCCAGCGTATAGCAACAGATCAGTTGATGAGTTT